TATCTAATGGTACAGATGGAAATTTAATTTCTTATGATGCTAACGGTGCGGCAGTAGCAGTTGCAACAGGTAACGCATCACAAGTTTTAACTTCAGCAGGCGCAGGAGCACCTCCGGTTTTTGCAGACGCAGCAGGTGGTGGAACAGATTGGCAAGCAGTTAAAGCCTCTAGTTTTACAGCAGCAGCAGGAGAAGGATATTTTATAAATACATCAGCTGCAGTTAGAACAATGACACTTCCTGCAGGAACTCTAGGTGATGAAATAGCTTTTGTAGACTATGCAGGAACATTTGATACATATGCATTAACTATTGCTGCAAATGGATCTGAAAAAATTGTAGGCTCAACAGCCGATTTAACGGTTTCAGTAGAAAGAGCAGGTAACACTTTGGTCTATACGGATGGAACTCAAGGTTGGTTACTGAAAAATAAATAATGTCTACTTATAAAGAAATTATTGGAAGCGCTGTTATCAGTAAAGCTAATGCTACCGCAGAAAATGTTGGACAAGTTTACTTTGATACTGTTACTAATAAATGGTATGTTACATTAAATAATGGTTCAACAGTTAAAACAATACAAACAACAAATTAGGATAAATTATGTCATATAAATATTGTGTAGCAGAAAATTGGGGTAAAGGTTTTATAGAGGCTCATGAGTCTATAGATATTGATTTTTCAGGTCTTCCAGGTAATGTTTGGAGACTTCCAATAAATAATAAATATGCAAATCTTTGGGTAGCAAAAGTAGAAGCAGTTTATAAAACAAAAGAAGAAGCTCAAGCAATAATAGATCCTATAATTACAGCAGCTCAAGCAGAATTTGACGCAAAAACTGAAGAAGAACAAAATACAAATCCAAGACCAGAAACTATAGTATTGGAATAATTTATGTCTACTTATTTTGCAATAAAAGGACAAAAGATTCAAGGGCTATCACCAGAACCAACTAATTTAACATTAGGTCAGGTTTGGTATAACACAAGTGCTCAATCAATAAGATTAAATACAATTATAGGTCCTAATGCATGGGCAACTGGTAATAACATGAATTTAGGGAGAAAAAGAGCAGGCGGTTGTGGTACTCAAACATCAGCGGTAGTTTTTGGTGGTGAAGGACCTTCAAGCAACAAAATAGCAGCAACCGAATTATATAATGGTACTTGGACTTCTTCAGGAAATATGTCTATGGGAAGAAACTCACTTGGAAGTTGTGGTACTCAAACAGCAGCGTTAGCTTTTGGTGGTCAAGGTACTAATCCAAGTCCTCCAGCTATTACAAATGTAACTGAAAAATTTAATGGTTCTGCTTGGACTACTAATCCTTCTGCTATGACCTATGGAAGAGCATTATTAAAAGGTGCTGGTACTCAAACAGCAGCAGTAGCTTTTGGTGGTGAAAACGTCGGTAGTGGACCTACTGTATTTTATGGTTACACTGAAAATTTTAATGGTTCTAGTTGGACAAACGGTGGAAATTTAAATCAACCTAGATATAACATAGGTGGTGCTGGTACTTTAACATCTGCATTATGTTGGGGTGGAACAAATAATTCACCATCAAACCCACCATCATTTATAGCTGGAATATTTACTGAGAAGTATAATGGTTCTGTTTGGGCTAGTAATTCCGCTACTTTTAATCCACCCGGTGGTAGATCTGATGCAGGAAGTGCAGGTGCTTCAAACAGCTCAGTAATATCTTTTGGAGGTTCTCCTGCAGGAGCTGATACAGTAACAAATTTTAATGGTTCTGCTTGGACAACTACTACAGCCTTAAACAATTCTACTGGTCGGGGAGGTATGTCAGGTGCCGGTACTCAAACAGCAGCTTTAGGTATTGGTGGACAAACTAGCGCAGTACCTGGAGGAGCCACAGACACAGAAATTTGGTTTGGTAGTCAATCTCCGGGATCAATAACAATAAACGCACTATAAAAATTATGACAACTTACAAAGCAATATACGGACAAGACATTCAAATATTAAGCAGTGATCCTAGTAACCCAACTTTAGGACAGATTTGGTATAATACTAGTACTAAAAAATTAAAAGGGTTTAGAGCCGTTTCAGGGGGTGTATGGTCTACTGGTGGTAATCTACTGAACAGTGGTTCACAAGGCGGAGCCGCTGCTGGAACTTATAATGCAGCTTTAGCTTTTGGTGGTGGAAACCCTTCTCTCAGTCCATCTTATGTTGCTGCAAGTCAAAAATACAATGGTTCCAGTTGGACTAATTCAGGAAATATGAATATAGCAAGAGGTGGACTGGCAGGTTTTGGTGTTCAAACAGCAGCTTTAGGTTTTGGTGGTTATTCTTCCCCACCTTTTCAATATCGTTTAAACACTGAATCTTATAATGGTTCTAGTTGGTCTGCTGTTCCAAACGGAAACATACCAGGTAATAAAAATACAGCGATGGCTTATGGTACTCAAACAGCGGGAGTACAATCTGGAGGAGGTGGATCACCTAGCTCACAACCTAAAACTGAAATATGGAATGGTTCTGCATGGACTGAAAACCCCTCTTCTTTAAATACGCCAAGAACTAATGGAACCGCTTGCGGTACTTCAACAGCAGGACTTGTTTTTGCTGGAACAAATGCACCAGACTATACTGGTTCAACTGAAAAATTTAATGGTTCTACTTATTCAAATACAGGTACTATGGGTACTGCAAGATATTCTTTAGCAGGTTTTGGAACTCAAACAGCAGCTATAGCTGCTGCTGGAGGTTTTCCTGCAAACGGGAAAACAGAACAATTTAATGGTTCTGTTTGGGCAGCTAAAAATACTATGGGAGTTGCTACATATTCTCGAAGAGGAGCTGGTAATATAACTAACGGGTTAGTTTGGGGAGGCACACAATCAAGTAGAGCAACTTGTGAAGAATGGAACCCGGAAGATGCTCTTGCAATATTCTAAATTAGTTATTTACATTTAAAATAAAAAAACTATAATAGTTAATAATGAAAGATAAAAAAGATATAAAATCATTAATTGAAAAAGAAGAAACTCATTTAAATAATTTATTAGAACCTACTGACCTATCTAATTTTAAAGGTATGGTAGATGAATTAAGGGATACTTGGATCAAGAAACAAGTTTTTAGAACAGAGACAGAAGCTAGATTTTCTGTATTACAAGACAATAACCACCCAACAACCGCTGCCAAATATTGGCAATGCGTTAAAGAACAAAGCGTGTTTTTAGAAAATTTAATGATACTATCTTTTGATTATAGAAGAAGCGAAGCAAAAATTAAATTGTTGGAAAAAAAATTAAAAGAAGAAAAAGATGAATATAAATTAGAATGTCTTCAAATTGATTTAGATGAAAAAAAATATGGTAAAGCAAGTATGGAATTAATTGCTAAAGATAGAATGAGAGAAATTAGTATGTGGTCTAAATTAAAAAAAGAATTTGATGACGGCTCTTTTGATACCCAAGATCATAATCAACATCAATTAGACAGTTATCATGAAGTGTATAAACATAAAGTTACCAGTTTAACTTCGGGATCATCTCAAGCAGAAGTGTTCAATGCTATTGGACAACTACACTCAATTGAAAGGATTAAAAAATCCGGTGAGTTAGAAAATAATACAGAAAAAAAAGAACAAATAGCTCAACATGGAAAACCTAACCCGTAAGTTATTTTTTTTAATAGCACAACCTAGATCTGGTAATACTTTATTTGCAAGTATTATGAATCAAAATAAAGAGATAGCAACTACTGCTAACTCTATAACATTAGAGATAATGAAAGATCTACATCTATTAAAAGAAACAGAAGTTTTTAAAAATTTTCCCGATTACCAGTCCTTAGATAATGTTCTTGATAATGTGTTTACTAATTACTACCAACAATGGCCACAACGAATAATTATTGACCGTGGACCTGTAATGACAACAGGTAATTTTGAATTAATGCAAAAGCATTTTAAATATGATTTTAAATGTATAGTATTACTTAGAGATCTAATGGATGTACTTGCTAGTTTTATGCAATGGTATACGGAAAACCCTGATGCGTTTATAAATAAATGTGGTTTAAATACGGACGAAGAAAAATTAAATATGTTAATGGATAAAGAAGGCTCTATTGTTAAACAATTAAAAGCAATTAAAAATTCATATAACTATCCGGATATGTGTCATTATGTAAAGTATGACGATATGGTTACAAACCCTGAACAAGAGTTTAAAAAAATATATGAGTTTATGGATGAGCCTTATTTTAATCATAGGTTTAGTAATCTAGATCAAATCAATATTAATGGTTTAAGTTATGATGACAAAATTGTTGGCAGTAATATGCATAAACTATTTGATGGACCCGTTAGAAAAGTGTATAACCCTTACATAGAAAGGATTCCGCAAAGTATAAGAAAGACTTATGGACACATTAAATTTTAAACCAATATTTTTAGGTCAATCTGTTTTAAAGTATCAAGTACCTTTAGATATATTTACAAGTATCAATCAAATCTACGAACAAAATTATAATAGTCTTGCATCTGCTAATGGTCAGCTAGTAGGTAAGATAGAAAAAGAACATTCTTTATTCTATCATGGTGAAGATCAAACAAAAATGAAGAACCATAATTTTTTACCTAAAAATATAACAGATTATTTTATGCAAGTGTTTAATCATTATTTAAACTTTAATGCCATACGAGATTACAAAACTCATTTAAATTCTATTTGGATTAACGAAATGAAACAACATGAATACAATCCAGTACATGTTCACCAAGGTAGTTTATTTACAGGTCTGTCTTCTGTAATGATTTTAAAATTACCTAAAGACTATGGACTTGAATACTCAGCATCTGATAAACCCCATAATGGAACACTACAAATATTGGGTAATTCATCTGGTCAGTTTTCAAAAATAGATTACCAACCTATTTTAGAAGAAAGAGATTTTTATGTATTCCCTTATGATATGAGACACACAGTTTATCCATTTAATTCAACGGATGAAGTTAGACGCACACTTGCAGCTAATTGTGATGTAGACTACAACCCTATAAATAACAGAGGAGCAATATGATAACAGAACCTCGTTGGAAATCTCTTATAGTTGGAACGACAACACCTTTATTTACACCTGAACAATGTAAAATGGTTATTGAAGCTGGAAAATCTGAACCTAAACAAGAAGGAAAAATTGGAAGTGGTGGTGAAGCTAAAGATGAAGTAATAGATACTAAAACTAGAACCTCACATATTAGTTGGATTCCATTTAAGAAAATGAAAGACATGTATAAAGATATAGAAAAAATTATGAAAGCTACTAATGGTAATCATTTTGGTTTTGATGGAATGACTTTAACAGAACAAGCACAATACACCGAGTACCCTGAAGGAGGGTTTTATGATTGGCATACAGATTCAGACGTAGCTTGTACACATGAACCCCCTGTTAGAAAAATATCTATGACACTATTACTCTCTCCTGAAACAGAATTTGAAGGTGGGGATTTAGAATTAGGAAAACTAGGTAATGTTGCAAACCTTAAACAAGGTCATGCAATATTTTTTGCTTCATTTATAAATCATAGAGTTACACCGGTTATACGAGGAAATAGAAAATCATTAGTAATGTGGTTTGGAGGGCCTCCTTTCAAATAATGGATAAAGTTATTTCTAAATCTGACGAAATTTATATTTTAAAAAATTTTTTATCAAACAAAGAATGTAATAAATATTTTAAAAAAATAAGAGATATAGGCTATGTAACACATTCACTTCCATGGCCTTCAAGAGTTGTTGATATAACAGAAGATCCAATTGTTATAAAAGTAACTAAATATATAAACAAAAGATTTGATTTAAATTTAATTGCAGAACAAGTACAAATACAAAATCATCATGTCAATTCTGAAGCCGATATGCACACACATAACCATTCAGGTAGAGAACATGTTATATATAATAGTTTAATTTATCTTAATGACAATTTTAACGGTGGGCAGTTTTTTACTAAACACGGTATAAATATAAAACCAGAAAAAGGTATGTTAACTTTTTTTAACGGTCAAACAGTTTATCACGGTGTAAAAAAAATATTAAATAATGATAGAAAAACTATTATTTTTTGGTGGAAAAGTTAATGAATAAAGAATTATATTTTCCAACACCTATTTATGTTAAAGATATAGGTACACCTGACTTTAATAGTGACCTAGAAAAAAATATTATAAATTGGTCTAATCAAGATAAGGGTGTAACTAGAACAAATATGAATGGATGGCATTCACAAGATGATATGCATACAAAACCTGAATATAAAAAATTAGTAGATATGTTATTTTTAGCACAAAATGATATTTATAAAGAAGAGTTATTAGACAACGAACCTTTTTTAGGAAATATGTGGGCAAATATAAATTCACCTGGTGGGTACAATAGACCTCACACACACCCTAATTCATTATGGTCTGGTGTGTATTATATAAAAACTCCAAAAGATTGTGGTTCTCTTAAATGTGAAGACCCTAGACCTTCATTAAATATATCTAGACCTAAAAGAAAAGAAGGGGATCTTCCACTTTATTTATGGAATGAGGTACATTTTGAACCCATCGCTGGCAGATTAATTATGTTTCCTGCTTATTTAAATCATTGTGTTGAACCCAATAAAAGTAATGACATAAGAATATCAGTTTCGTTTAATTTTTTACAGAAAGGTATGTTTGTATGATTCATCGTTTTTCTATAGATGAAGACATTAAAGATTTTAAAGAAGATTTAATTAAAGAATGTATGGCCCAAAGAAATAAAGAAAAAGGTGGTTTAAATTTTAAATTAAACACAAAATATATAGATAACTTATATAGTATATTTACCGAGTCTGCTAAAAAAATATTAAAACCATTTACTTTAAAAAATAAAGATTTTAAAGTATGGTGCTATATAACCGACAATACTTTTAATGATACCGGTTGGCACAACCATAAAAAGTCTTCAACTATAAACTGTGTAATGTATTTACAAATAAAAAAAGAAGGTATTAGTTTTAAAATTAAAAACAAAGAAATATACATAGAACCAAATAATGGAGATATGTTAATTTTCCCAGGTTCTTTAGAACACTTACCAAAACCATCAATAGATTGTAAACGTATTAGTTTAAATTTAGAATTAAAATGTAATGAAAATGAAAAGGAGATTTTTAATGTTTAATAAATATCAAGTAATCAAAGGTGCCATAAACTATGAGTTAGCTAATTTTATATTTAACTACTTCTTACTTAAAAGAGATGCAGTTGAATTTATGTATAATAATAATATTCATGCACATTCTCCAATACTGGGTACTTGGAGTGATCAACAAATACCCAATACTTACTCATGTTATGGTGATTTTGTAATGGATACCCTACTGGTTAAAGTGTTACCAATCATGAAAAAAGAAACTGGACTAGACTTATGTCCTACATATTCCTACGCAAGAGCTTATAAAAAAGGAGACACACTTCATAGACATAAAGACAGACCAAGCTGTGAGATATCTACGACGATAAACTTGGGTGGTGAGCCATGGCCAATATTTATAGATGGGACAGGTGTTAATAATGTCATTGATGAAAGGAAAAATTTAGTTAAACCCGGTGCTCCAGCAGGCACTAAAGTCCTACTTGATGTTGGTGATATGCTAGTATATAGTGGTTGTGAACTTGAACATTGGCGAGAGCCTTTTGACGGTGACATATGCGGTCAAGTATTTCTACATTATAATCATGTGAATGGCCCATTTGCTGACAAAAATAGATTTGACGGAAGACCTAT